TGTACTAAATACCATTTTCATTTTAAAAAATTGATACTAAAATACATCTATAAAAAATAAGAAAGAAACCATGTCTGAATACGAAACCATTTTAACTTTATTGCAATCATTATCTAATAGAGTTGAGAATTTAGAAAATGAAAACAGAGAACTTAAGGATCTTCTAGGTAATACAAGAAGTACTGCAGCAATAAAAAAGATAATAAATCTGGTTGAATCTTTACCTATTCCACCTATCTCTTTTGACAAATGGGCTGATCAAACATTGTTATTGGTAGAAAACAAACTAGAAATTGTTTTTAAGGAAGATTTACTAACAGGAATAAATTCGGTGATAAACGATTCTATAAATGATTCTGGAGAACTTCCTATAGCAGTATTCAATAGAAGACCTAATAATTATTATTATTATCAAGATGATTCTTGGAAACCACTTGAAATGTCAGTGATAAATCATTTTATAGGCAGAATTGCATATAGATTTTTAGTAGAATTTAAACGTTGTTGGTATGTACCTAATTTGGACAACATTAATAAGAGGGAGGACTATAAGATTATGTATAATTCCTATTATATGAACATATTAGGAGGTAAAATGACGGATGAATCTAGGAATAAACGTGTAAAAAACACACTTTATATGCTAATTAAACAATAATATAAAAAATTGATTTAAAATAAATAAAAAATATTATTTTTATTTATTATGTCGCAATTTGTTGAATCTTTATCTACTAAGAATGTTCATCCACGTGATGAGTTTATTACGTTTGAAGAAGGACCACATATTTATACTGTTTGTGGAGAACGTGGAACATATACATCGGTAACTACTTGGAATCATAAACATTTCTCTCATTTTGATGCAGATGGAATAGTTGATAAGTTACTTAAGGGTAAAAAAATGAGTGATCCAAGTTATAAATATTATCGTATGACAAGAGAACAAATATTAGCAGACTGGGATAGAAATAGAGATACTGCTGCAGCAGCAGGAACTAAAATGCATTATGATATTGAATGTTTTTATAACGGATTAGATATTACCAATAATAGTTTAGAATATAGCTACTTTCAAAATTTTGTGAAAGATTTTCCTGAATTGAAACCTTTTCGTACAGAATGGATGGTTTATTATGAAGAATTGAAAATATCGGGATCTATTGATATGATTTTTGAGAATCCAGATGGAACATTACAAATTTATGATTGGAAACGCTGTCAAGAAATTAAACACGAAGATCCATTTGGTAAATTTGCAACAACAGCCTGTATTTCCCATCTTCCAGATACAAATTTCTGGCATTATGCTTTACAATTAAATATGTATAAAACAATTTTAGAACATAAATATGGTAAGAAAGTAACCGACCTATACCTTATATGCCTTCATCCTGAAAATGTTTATAAGAATTATCAACGCATTAAGGTACCCAATTTAGAAAAAGAGATGAAAGACTTGCTTAAATTGCGTTCTAGCGAAATATAATTTGCATCTAAAAAAAGAGTATAGAAACATTTTGATAAAATAAAACTAATGACAATTTATAAATATTTTTCACACCATTCGGGTTTGTTTATATTACCATTTTTAATAGTCCCAATAGGAATTCATATTTTAGTAAAACAATTTTTACTATTAAAACCAAAAATTAAGCATTTTATAGATCCTGACTTAGAATATTATAATAAAAAAAAAGAAAGATTTATTGATACTTATAAAGATTCTGTAATAAAGTATAATTTAAATGTTGAACCTATTTTTTATGAGAAAAGAGAGTTGGAGGAATTAATGAAAAATACCTTGAATTATTTGGAAAGACATTGGAAGTCGAAGATATTAATAGAAACTACCCCGCGAGGAAATATAATAATGTTTTATAATCCTTATAAACTAGGGTTTTCTTATTATTCAGATTCTACGGGAATACCTTACCCTATTTTAAATGCAGTAGCTATGAAATATGTTACTGTTTTCTATTGCCGTGCTTTTTTTGTAGACGAATATTTTGTTCAAACTGTTAAAAATAGTGGCACGTTTATTTTTGATTCACCTTTATTACCTATTTATTTTATTGAACCAAAACCGATAACAATCAACAAGAAGCAAACCACGAATAAAGTTGGTCCTTTTGCTAAGCTGAAAAATTATAAAACAAACAATGTTGCTACTAATATTGTAGCAACAAAAATAGCGAAAAAACCTACGATTTATTCTTTTTATAAAAATTTTATTACTATAATTGAAGGTTTTACTATGTCAATACGTGATTCCGTAAAATCCGGCATCTTATTAGTAGCCGATAAACCAAAAAAAATACCGATTATTGATATTAGGATAGAAGAACCAGTAAAAGAATATAATTTTAACCGTTTTATACGTGTTGGTTATATTAAAGATTTCAAACCACTGAATGTTGTTTCGGATTTTTCCAAAGTAAATGGTTTTCAATCAAATTTATTAGAGAACCTAGCTTCAGAAACAAAGCTGCAAAAACAGGTTATGAGTTACAAAGATTATAAATTTATGAAATAGTTTTGTTTTGTTTCCATTTTATGAACCCGTTGGATTTTTCGATTTGAAAAGACATCCCCAAATGTTCTTTGGCAATTTCATATGCCTTTTTCTCCTTTTCGGATAATGTTTTTAAATATTCTTCGATAAGTTCTCTCATTTTTTCCATATTGTTTAAAGATAATACTAAATTATCTTTAAATATCAATTTTCTACAAACCGCAACCAAACGGGTTTCCTTTCGTAGGCACAACATATTTTTTATTTAGTGTGGCACATTGATTATTAAGCATTATCATACGTTCTCCCTGTGAAATAGCAGCAAGGAAGGAAGGTGGTTTGGTAAAATTACATAATTTTTCAGGAACATTAGGGAAAAAACTATTAGAACTTCCACATTTTGTTCCTGTTTTAAAAATATTATCCGGAGCACATTGTATAGCCATTTTTGCCTTGTTGGTGATATAATCCCCCTGATCAGTTTGTCTCTGATTATTATCAGGTTTTACAATATTTACTTTACGAACTGGTAATTTTCTATTCCAATTCTGTATACGCAAACAATTTAATTCTTCTTCTAACATACCTTTGCTGCTAATTACGGATGATTTAATTACGTTTGGATTATTAAGTGGTAAAATGCCTGAACGAACAGTTTGACCAATTTTAAATGTTCCGCAGCAACCACCGTGTCCACGTGGATATATACCATTATACAATGTTCTTGAAGTAAATCTAGAAAGCGAAGTTTGTCCTACATAGCCTTGATTACGGAGTGTTCCGTTGATAGAAAAATTAGGCCGGCCTGCGCTTAAATTCTTGTATTGGGCTTGTGTTTTCTTTTTTAATGTTACAATTGACATATATACTATAAATGATATATTTATGAGTAAAGAGTTAAATTTGAAGTTGCATAATATGCACTAGTACCAGTATTATAGACTAATGAAATAGACTGTATCACCAGATTTGCTTTTGTTCCAGATACATTAATATTAGAAATACCACCATTTAAAAATAATTGTGATGGCGCATTTGTACCTATAATTGCATTACCAAAACCCCAACCGCCATTAAGTGATGTAGAATTTGGTAAAATTACTATAGTTGCTGAAAATGGTGTTGTTATAGGTGAAGGATTACTTGGAATATTAGTAAAATTAAAGGTAAAATTACCATTTGTTACATAATTTACGTAGTAAATCGCATTATTTATTGAATAATTTATTGGTAAAATTGCCGGACTAGTTCCTAAGATTGAATAATCTACTGTGGCAGTTTGTTGACCTTTAATTATTTGTGCTCCAGCTACAGTTATATTTCCTTGAACTAGCACATTTTTGTAAATAACCAAATTTCCATTAAATGACGAATCACCTAATACTAGTAGACGTTGGTTGATGGATACATCCCCTCCTACAAATAATCGTTGATTAAAAGATGTATCACCTTGATGTACAGTTGACTTTACTATAAAAACATTTCCACTCATAGAAACATCACCTAATACTAACAACCGTTGATTTATGGATACATCTCCCCCTACAAATAAACGACTGTTAAAAGATGTATCACTGTAAACAGTGAGACGGCTATTCAAAGAAACATCACCACTTACAAATAACCGTTTGTTAAAAGATACATCGCTTAAAACGATTAATCGACTATTTAATGATACATCGCTAACCACGTTTATTCCACCCCCCACGTTTATTCCACCCCCCACATTCATATTGTTCGATACCCCAACTCCCCCAGTTACTATCAATGCTCCTGTACTTGGTGAAGAGGAATTTGTAATACTATTGACTAATAAATTCATTGTTCCACTCAAACTGAATTCAGTAACACCTATATTCCAACCAGTAGAAAAGGAAGCATATGTGATAATAAAACGATAATACGAATAAGATTGACTCATCGTTACTGAGTTAGTAGTAGAAGTTTGGTTTACCAAAGAAGAAACTATAGGAACTCCGGATAATGTGACAGTTTGAGATGAACTTGAATCGACATTTCCAAAAATTACGATTCCGGTCCAATTAGATCCATCGTTACTACCAACAACAATTCCGTTCGTCGTGGAACCGCCTGGATAATTATTGAATGCATTAACAATAATAGAATTTGTTAGTAATTGATTTGGTAGTATTATCTGTACCCAATCTCCCCCGATAGACGTACTATTGACAGTGGTAGTTGTTGATCCTGAATAATAACCTCCTCCAGGACCATAATTATTCATACCATTGCTATAACAATTAGTAGAATTATTACCATCAAATGCATAATACGCTGGATTATTAGCAAATGTTGTACTAGCGATGTATGCACCTGAAGGGAACGTCATCGTATTGGCAGTAAATGTTCCTGCAGATTGAGGTAAGTTGCTAACTGTAGTATTAGCTAATGACGGCGGATAACCAATGATATTGGCTTGAGGGAAGCTAGAAAGGTTGTTAGAAAAAACACTTCCAACAAACAAACGATTATTGAAAGAAACATCACTGTAAACGGTTAATCGACTATTGAATGAAACATCTCCACCTACAAATAAGCGTTGATTAAATGAAACATCACTGTAAACCGTCAATCTGCTATTGAGGGAAACATCTCCACCTACAAATAAACGTTGATTCATTGAAACATCACTGTAAACCGTCAATCTGCTATTGAGGGAAATATCTCCACCTACAAATAAACGTTGATTGAATGAAACATCACTGTAAACCGTCAATCTGCTATTGAGAGAAACATCTCCACCTACAAATAAACGTTGGTTGAATGAAACATCACTGTAAACCGTCAATCTGCTATTGAGAGAAACATCTCCACCTACAAATAAACGTTGGTTGAATGAAACATCGCTGTAAACCGTCAATCTGCTATTGAGAGAAACATCGCCACTTACAAACAATCGGCTGTTGAGTGATACATCGCTTAAAACGATTAATCGACTATTGAATGAAACATCGCCACTTACAAACAATCGGCTGTTGAGTGATACATCGCTTAAAACAATTAATCGACTATTGAAGGAAACATCGCCACTTACAAACAAGCGACTATTAAGTGATACATCACTTAAAACGATTAATCGACTATTCAGTGAAACATCGCCTTGCACCAACAATCTTGAATTTAAAGAAACATCACCATTTAAAATGGTTGACCCGGTTACTGCTAAGCGATTATACAACAAACTATCACCATATACATTTATGTTATTACTAATTGACATATTTATATTTGGTGTAATTGAGTAATAAATTGAACTATTATTATTGACAACAGTTAAATATTGTGCATTTGCTGACATCGCAATCGAATAATAATTATTATTTAACACGGTTGATTTATTTACAATATACCAACTTCCATTAGCACCATATAGATTTGAAACGTACATATAACCATATCCACACGCAATTTGATTTTTACCATTTGCAGACATAGCAACAGTAGTCCAAGAAATATTAGGTAATAGAGTTATTTGATTCCAATTAACACCATAATTTGATGATATATATATTGAACTTGACGGATTACCACTAACCGCAGTCTGGTATTGACCATCGAAAGACATTGTAATGCTAGTCCAATTAGCAGATGGAGCAATTGAATTTAAGATCCAAGTTTGACCAAAATTGTTGGAAGAATATATAGATCCTGAGTTAACTACAGCAGTTTGATACTGGCCATTAGCTGATATTTTTATCGAACTCCAAGTTAAAGAAATTATACCATATGGTTGATTCCAAGTATTTCCGTAATTATTAGAAGTATAAATTAATCCTCCATTAACCACAACTGTTTGGTATTGACCAGTTGCAGATAATGCAACATCAATATAATTAAAATTGTTCGTATTATTATATGTCCAACTATTTCCAAAATTTTGCGATAAATATATTCCACCACTACTATCTAATGCAGTTTGATATTGTCCATTTGATGACATTGCAACAGTTATCCAATTATAACTTGAAAATGAATTGCTAATTAATGTCCAATTTACACCAAAATTTAAAGAAATATATATACCACTTCCATAACTAACAGCAGTTTGAATTCGACCATTTGCTGACATTGCTATTTTTCTCCAATCTAAATTATTTATTCCGGTTTGAGGTGTTTGAATCCAATATTTACAAAATGAATTAGACATATCTAATGGTGGTGTAGTTGTATATATTACAGAATCGTCCATTAACCGGAATGGATATACAGAATTTCGGAAATTTACAATTCCACTAACATCCAATCGTATATAGGTGTCAGATGGGTCCATAATATAAGTCGATTGTCCCATAATAACACTATTTCCTGCATTTAAAACACCTATTGGTAATAATGTTCCATTTACAGTAACATTATTATTCACCTGTAAATCATTATTTACTTGTAAATTATTATTAATTTGTCCATTTAAAGCATTAATATAGGAATTTGTTTGGATATTTCCAATAGTTACTGTATTTCCATTAAAACTAGCATCTCCTAGTAGTAATAAATTCCTATTTATTGATACATCTGATTGAAAATTGCTTAAATTTTGCATTAAACCACCACTAATAAAAATCGAATTAGGATTCAAAAATAATCTAGAATTTAATACTACGTCGTTTCCTACAAAAACACGATTATTTAATGTTGTTAATCCATTTACTACAATATTACCGTTAACAGAAACATCTCTAAACACATTTGTAATATTTTGGGTTCCAGCGTATAAAATTCCGTTAACAAATAATGTATTTGGATTACTTAAAAATAAACGTGAATTTAAAGTAATATCACCATCTACAAAAATACGATTGTTAAATGATGAATCTATTGATACTACAAATTGATTATTAGCTTCTGTTATTGTTGTAACAGTACTTAAAGGATTTACATTTGAAGTATAACTACCAGCATTTACTGTACTAGCTATATTGTTTTGAAAAGTATTAAACAAAGAATTTATATATTGTGTTTTTGGATCCATTATATATATTAAATTATATAACCTTATTCTACTATGTAAACGACTAATAAGTGTTTTATCCTCCGTCGATTTTTCCTACGGAAAATTCTCTGCTGGCGAAGCCAGCTACGAATTTCCTTCACATTATTGATATGATGATATATTTGTTATTGCATAGTTTGCAGTTGTTCCACCAGAATTAACAATACTTATAGATTGAACTACGAAATTAGATCCAGAAACTGAATAACTGCTTATAGAACTACCACTACATAATAATGTTTTTGCTGTTGTATTAACACTTAATGCATTGCAAAAATATGCAGCAGGTATTAATAACGTAGTTGTAAACGAAATGTTGTTGTCTGTAGGAAAATTTGTTATATTTAATGTAATATTTCCATTAATAGTACCACTAATTAAATATAATGAATTACTTGTATTATAATTTATTGCTACTGTATTTGGTGTTCCTGAAACAAATGCTGCTGAACTAATATTTTCACCAATATGATTAACTTTAAAGTAATTATTACATATTAAATTACCATTAATTATTGCATTTCCATTTAATGATGTGTCTCCTAGAACAAATAAACGTTGGTTTATTGATACATCTCCGCCTACAAATAATCGGTTGTTCAATGAAACATCTCCTTGATGAACAGTTGCTTTTACTATGAAAACATTTCCATTCAATGATACGTCTCCTAATACAAATAGACGTTGATTTATTGAGACATCTCCGCCTACAAATAATCGGTTGTTCAATGAAACATCTCCTTGATGAACAGTTGCTTTTACTATGAAAACATTTCCATTCAATGATACATCTCCTAGAACAAATAACCGTTGGTTTATTGATACATCTCCGCCTACAAATAATCGGTTGTTCAATGAAACATCTCCTTGATGAACAGTTGCTTTTACTATGAAAACATTTCCATTCAATGATACGTCTC